ATTTCCACCATATTGATTTTATTGTATATTCCATAATTATAATTGCCGGCCATTTAGCCTGTCTGGCCGCATTCTGGCATACTTTGCAAACAATAGACACCTAAATAGGTGTCTATTTCTTTAGACAGGATTAACAATATTAATTTTATGATTACAAGATTGGGCAACAGCTTTTCGTTGCCCAACATCTTGCGCGAATTAATGTCGGGCATAAACAGCATGCCCGACAGAACTGGTTGAGCGACGGGTTAGGCGCTGGAGATTGAGAAGTGAAACAGAAAATTAACCGATCACCGGCGGCATCAAAGCCAATTGAATTTCATCGGGCAGACCCAGCACAACTAGCGAAGTTTGATTCAAGAACCAAGGTTTGCACGATGAACTGCGGCCCGCACAGAGACGACCCGAGAGACAACAGGGAACGGAAGTTTCTTTGCGACGACTGCCTTACAAGAGAAGTGCCTAACGCCGCATTAACCAGCCCGCCGGACACGAAACCTAAACAAAGTAATAAATTATGAGTACCCAAGAAGTTTTACAACCACCACAGGTCGGCGGGTCTGCGTTAAATGCACAGTTAGACACTGATATGTCCATGTTGATGATGTTTGGTTTAAAGGGATTAAAAGATAGAGGATTTCAAGAGATATTGAATCGACTTAAGCGAGCTAAGGTTTTTGTGCCTAACGCTTAGCTGTGGGGCTGAGCGCGGCTTTATCGCGCGAAGTCCCACACGAGCGTTGTGTTATACTTTTATTGCATTGTGTTGACAAAACAAAATAAACATGAAATAATATGCCAACTTTTTAAGAAAGCCAACCGACCCGGCGGCACCGGGAACCTAATTGGAGAATTATCATGAAAGCAGAGAGACTGGAAATAAAATACAGCTTCACTAATCCTGAATCCGATCTTGAAAAACTTGGGCGAATGATACAGTCCAAAGGTGGCATTCTTTGGACGAAAAAAGGCCGAAGAGTGTATTTTAGTAGTAACAGTGATTTAGAAGTAGCCAACTGTGTGTACGCACAGCCGTTATCATGCTATTTAGATATTGAATCGAGAGAATTAGTGATAGAGGTATGTGACATAGCGTTTAATAGCATAAAAAACAGAAACAACATTGATGACTACAAAGTGGCCTATTTAAACACTTTAAAAGGGTAATGCTATGAATCACATAGAAAAAACAAAAAAATTAATAATTGATGGCAAAGTAGCTATTTTTAACCCCGTTTATCTCGCCTTAATGCCTGAGCAGCACGAAAAATCAATGCTTGGGCAGCGCACAACTTTTTTAGCTTTTCACCGATTTTTGTTTAACCTGCCCGATATGCACATTTATAAATTATGGGAAGGCTATAAAAAATCGCACCTGGAGGCGGTAAAACAATATCCTGACGATGTTTTCTGTGATTTGTCGCTAATGTGCGACGCGCTTCAATATCAAATTGCGACACGTGATGACAAGCAGGGCGATGCTATGATTGCCGAACAAATAGCGATTAGTTTTCATCAAAACGCAAAACTCGCTAGAGACTTCGATAATATCACTAGCGATCATTTGATCGAATTGGCAAATAACTGGTTAAATGAAAAATAATTATATAGGCAATAAGAATGCGGCTAAGTCGGAAGACGATAAATCCGCATCGTTTCTTCATGCTCGATGCAAACCGGGTGACAAAGCCGCCTGGGTAAAAGCGGCGCAATCGGAAAACTTGAAACTCACAGAATGGATAGTTAAGACGCTAAACAGTGCGGTATAATGCTAATTAGACACCTGCCAGGCGTCTATCTCAACAAATACATCTCATAAAAGCAATGTGCAAAAATAGCACATTGCTCCCACCATAAAAATTTTCTCATTTTTCCCCTAAAAATGAGAATAAAAATATGCTGTAATCATCCCCCATGACTACAGCAACCGACATGCTCGCAAAATACATTACCGCCGAAGCCGCCATTCTGGACGGCCAACAGGTTCGTTTTGGCGAGCGCTGGCTAACCCGCGCTAATCTCATCGAAGTACAAAACGGCCGCAAAGACTGGGAGCGCCGCGTTAATGCCGAAACCCGCATAGCCGCAGGCGGCACCTCGCCGCGCTACCAAACCCCGGATTTTAGTTAATGCACTGGCTTGATTCCGTGATTGCCTCCATTGCCCCCGAAAAAGCTGTCCGCAGAGCGCAAGCCCGCAACATTCTGGCGGCTTATGAGGCCGCCAAGCCTACCGTATTGCGCAAGCAAAGCCGCGATTCCGGCAGCGGCGACCGCTGGGTATCGCAAGCCGGGCCGAATCTGCGCAACCAGGCACGCTTCCTTGACGGCAACCATGATTTATCCAAGGGCGTTTTAAACGCGCTGGTCAACAATACCGTCGGCGCTTCCGGCATCGGCATCGAACCGCAGCCGCGCACCTTCGGCGGCGAAATTCACGATGACCTGGCCGATTCCTTGTTGCGGCTCTGGAAAAACTGGGCCAAAAAACCGGAATGCACGTTCACTTCCGACTGGGCTTCGGTTCAACGCCTGCTGTGCCGGTCCTGGATGCGCGACGGCGAAGTCTTCACCAAGAATCTGACCGGCATCGTGCCTTTTCTGGATCACGGCACCGAAGTCAAGTACACATTGGAAATGCTGGAAGCGGACATGTGCCCGCTGATTTACGACGATCCGGCGCAGCGTATTGTCCAGGGTATCCAGCGCAACGGCTGGGGCAAGCCGATCAATTATTATCTGTATCGCCAGCATCCCGGTGACATTAATGTTTTTAATTCTATCGCGCTTAACCTGACGCCGGTCAGCGCCGACCGCATCAACCATCTGGCGATTCGCGAGCGCATCATGCAGCTGCGCGGCATCTCGGTATTCACTTCGGTGATGACCCGGCTAGATGACATCAAGGACTATGAAGAATCCGAACGCATTGCGGCAAAAATCGCCGCATCGATGGCCGCTTTCATCAAGAAAGGCCAGCCGGATATGTACGAGCCCAACGGCGACGGCACATCACGCTCCTTGCGCTTTTCGCCCGGCATGGTTTTTGATGATCTGATGCCGGGCGAGGAAATCGGCATGATCGATTCCAGCCGCCCGAACCCGCAACTGGTCGAATTCCGCAAGGGCCAGTTACGCGCGATTGCCGCCGGCACCGGCGTCAATTATTCGACAATCGCCCGCGATTACGACGGCAGCTATTCCAGCCAGCGCCAGGAGCTGGTTGAGGGCTGGGCGAATTATCAGGTTTTGACTTCTGAATTTGTCGGCAAAATCGCGCAGCCGACCTGGGAAACTTTTGTAAAAATGGCGATCCTCGACGGCCTGGTAAAAGTGCCTGCCGATATTGATCCACTGTCGCTGGATGATGCGCTGTTTATCGGCCCGTCAATGCCGTGGATCGATCCGTTAAAGGAAATCAAGGGCAATGCTGAAGGCGAGCGGGCCGGTTATATCGCCGGTCCGGAAATCATCCGCAAACGCGGCGGCAACCCGCGCGACGTGCTCGAGCAGGAATCCCGCTGGCGCAGACAATTAACAAAAGCGGGCTTGATCAGCACCAGCGATCCGGCTAATGATAAAACGCAAAATGTTAATCAGGTTTCAAATAATTAATGTAGGGGCATCCCTTTATGGGTGCCCATTGATGAAATTAGCGAGGGCGCCCATAAAGGGATGCCCCTACGGGAAATAATTATGCCTAACTGGTATCAAATCAAAGCGAAAGGCAATAAGTCGGCTGAAATCAATATCTATGGCGACATCGGCGAAAGCTGGTGGGACGATTCCATAACTGCCAAGCGGTTTGTTCAGGATTTGGCCGCGCTCGATGTAGATTTTTTGACAGTCCGTATAAACAGTTACGGCGGCTCTGTATCCGACGGCATTGCCATCTATAACGCTATCAAGCGCCACAAGGCACAAACCACCGTCGCCATTGACGGCGTAGCGGTCAGCATCGCTTCATTGATAGCCATGGCCGGTGACAGTGTGGAAATGGCCGACAACGCCCTGATGATGATCCATGCCCCCTGGGGCGGCGCGGTCGGCAATTCAAAGGACATGCGCGACATGGCCGATACGCTGGATAAATTTGCCAGCGCGATGAGCAGCAGCTATGCCGACAAAACCGGTAAAACTACTGAGGCTGTAATGGCCTGGCTAACTGACGGCATCGACCACTGGTTTACCGCCGCTGAAGCCGCCGCTGAAAATCTGGTGAACAAAGTCACCGCCGCCGTGCCGGTTTCCGCCCATTTCGATTTAAACCGCTACAAATCCGTTCCGGCAGCCGCCGGAATATTTACCCAACCTCAAAATAAGGGGCTTAACATGCCAGAAAAACAGGCAACACCACAGGCGGCTGCACCTCAACCCGCCCAACAACACCCAACCGTTGCACCAACACCGCTTGTCGAAGCCACGCAACCCAGCGCTGCCGAAATCAAGACCCAAGTGCTGGCTGCAGAAAACCAGCGCCGCAGCGACATCCGCGCTAAATTCACGCCGTTTGCCAAAATGAACGGCGTGGCCGATCTGATGGCGCAATGTGTAGATGACAGCAATGTAAATGTCCAGGCCGCTGTCGACAAACTGCATTTGAAATTAGGCGAGGGGCTGGAGCCTACCGCCGGGCATTTCGCGCACCGTGTTGAAACCGGCGAATCCGATAATGAGAAATTCGCGCGTGGTGTAACGCAGGGCATTATGGCCCGCAGCGGCAAGGATAAGTATGACCCGGCTAATGAATTTAGACATTTGCGCCTGGAAGACATTGCCCGTGCATCACTCGAGCGTTCAGGCCGCAGCGTTAAAGGCATGGACCGCTTGTCGATTGTCAAAGCCGCTTTGGCTATGCGTCCGGCAGCAGCCGGTTTCGGACAAACTACCAGCGATTTTCCTGTTCTCATGGAAAACGTCATGCACCGCCAGGTATTGACCGCCTTCAAGGCGACGCCTGACACCTGGTCGTTATTCTGTGTTATCGGTTCGGTATCCGATTTCCGCGAATGGCAGCGTCTTCGCGTTGGTTCCATCGGAGATATTGAAGCCGTCAATGAAGCCGGCGAATACAAGCAAAAAGCGATTCCCGACGCAGCTAAAGAAGGCATCATTGCCACGCGCCGCGGCAACATTATCAGTATCACGCCTGAAGTCATCATCAATGACGATATCGGTTTTATTGCATCATTGACCACCAATTTCGGCCGTGCTGCAAAACGCACCATCGAAAATAAGGTTTTTGCCTTGATTGCAGCCAATCCGACAATGAAAGATGGTTTTGCGCTGTTTTCAACCGACCACAATAACTATCAGGGCACCGGTGCCGTGCCGTCTGTTGACAGTCTGGATGCTGCGCGTGTGGCAATGGGCAAGCAAATGGATATCGGCCGCAATGAATATCTTGATATACGCCCGAATATCTGGCTGGGTCCACTCGGCAAAGGCGGTGATGTGCGCGTTATTGTCGGCGCTCAATATGACCCCGATACCGCCAACAAACTGCAACGCCCCAATAAAGTCAACGGCCTCGTGCAAAACATAGTCGATACGCCGCGCATTACCGGCACCGATTGGTATCTGTTTGCAGACCCTACCATTGCACCCGTTATCGAAGTCGTATTCCTTGACGGCCAATCCGAGCCGATTGTCGCCATGGAAGAAAATTTCACCACCGGCGGCATCAGCTACCGCGTAGAGCTTCCGTTCGGTGTCGGTGCCATCGGCTACGAAGGCGCCTACAAAAACGCCGGAGCGTAATAACGTAGGGGCGGGCTTTATGCCCGCCCTTTATATGTAATATGGCAGGCATAAAGCCCGCCCCTACATAAACAACAAATTTTAGGAAAAATCATGACAAACAAATATATCAAACCGGGCGATGTAATCGACTGGGTAAACGGCACCGGTTCAGCGGTCGTCAGCGGCCAGCCGGTAGCTATCGGCAAACAACAAATGGGTATTGCGCTGGCAAATATAGCCAGCACTGTCACCGGATCAGTCGCTAAAAAAGGCGTATTCCAGCTGTCGAAAAACACCAGCCAGGCAATGGTGCAAGGCCAGCGGCTTTTCTGGAATGCATCAACCAGCAAAGTTGACAACGCAGCGACAATCAACACTTATTTTATTGGTTTCGCCGATCAGGCGCAGGCATCATCAGACACCACTGTGCTGGTTGATCTTGAAGAGTTCGCTGAGGAAGGCCCGCGTGTATTAACGCTGGCGGCAACCGGCGCGCAAACCTTGAATCTGGGCGATTTCGGCGGCAAGGATTTAGTTGTATTCGCACCCAACACCGCAGGGCAAACCGTCAATCTGCCCAGCGTGGCGGATATTTCGGCAGGCTCCAAGCTGTTCGTGAAAAAAACCGACGCCACAGCGGCAGCCATCACCCTTGATCCGGCCGGCAGCGAACTAATCGCCGGCGGCGCAACCTTTGCAACGCAGGACGCCAACAACGATCTGGCGCAGTTCGTTTCGACCGGAGCCGCCTGGAACCTGATGCATTCAACAATTGCATAATGATCAGCCACTGATTCACAGATTAGACTTAACTTTATATCTGTGAATCTGTGGCATCAGCAGGATGGGATTCGATGACTAAAATTCGAATAGCGGTTATTTTAATTGTAATGATCTATGCATTTATATGGGTTTATTACTTTACAACACCCGCACAATCATCAACAAACGGCGATTACAGCCGGTGTTTTGGCAGCAATAAACATCATAGCCGTTGCAAAAAGTTTAGCAGTCTTTAAATGGCGGATTTTCATATGAGAGAAACTGATATGAATCTGGGCCAGATAGGTGAAATGATTCGATTGGAGAATGATGCTGAAAAACGCAATGTTCTTTTGGTCCTGCATAATCTGACGTCATTCAATAATCATATAACCCGTGTACTGGAAGAGACCGAGCGTAAAAATAACCTGAAGCTTGAAGAGCATCAAGCTATACTGAAAACACAGGAGAAGATTGTTCTTGAACATGAAAAAATTGTTATTTCCGGCCAGACTACCTGGAAATGGATTGCAGGGATATTTTCATTCGTACAGGGTATTTTTATAGGCATTGGCATTTATGGTTACAGTTTGATTGCCGATCTTCGCGATACCGTCCATGAACAGGCCGTTGTATTGCCAGGCCTTGAGAAAGTAATTGATGCCTCAAGACAGCAGCTGAATTTAGTAAATGATTCGCGTGAACGTATTAACCAACAAAACGAAACTATCCAGCAACAAAATGAAAAAATTCGGCAGCAGGATGACCAGATTGACGAAATAGCCAGGGATATCGAATTTATGGAAAGTTTGAAAGTTATACAGTTATCAAAAAAAGGCAAAGTAAAAAAATGAAAGTTGAGGTCGATTGGGAGCAACCGTCAACACTCCGTGGGGCGTGCATGTTGACAGGTGGTGTTATTGCATTACTGTTTTTGATCTTTTCAAGTATTGATAAAGCCATGGCGGTTCTGACTATTTCGGCAGCTGTATCAGGTGGCATAGGTGTGGCAGTTAAAGAAGAGATCAAATAAAGTTCATGACGGGTTTTATTGTTAGCCAATGAAAAAACTGGACTTACCTGAAATTAAAAATTTAATCGCCGAAATGGATGAAGTATTCGAAATGCTTTATATGCAGCAAAAGTTGATCAATGCGCAAAATTGCGGATTGGGAGAGCTACAACAAAGGCTTAATCAGCTTGAAGTCAAGCTAAAAGTACACAGAGATCATATCATCCAGTGTATCGATTGATATTCCGGTTTATGCGGCATTCATCGATAAAAGAGTTTTGCGAACGTCATCCGGCCTTTGAGAAAAACAGAATCAATCGTCTGGTGTTTAACCGGACCACCAACGGACTGGAGGAATCAGGAGCAATCAGGCGCAAATTTCACAGCCTGTATATCAACGAAAAACTATTTTTTGAGTGGTTAAAAGAAAGGCATAAGAAATCAGGGTAATCGGCCTGCCCTCTATTAGAAGGCCGTAAATAGTTATAAAAGGTAAATACAATGTCGTTTGAAATTCATCAAGGCTTCAAAAGAATTATCACTCCCCAATACACCAAAGCCGATGGCACACCCGGCGAGATTGAAGGCGCACCTGTTTGGTCTGTTACACCGCCTGAAACATCCGTGCTGACAGTGGCTGAAGACGGCCTGTCAGCAGAATTGGCGTGGGCAGGCAGCGGCAATGGTGCAGTGTTGACGATCACTGCCGATGGCGACCTGGGTACCGGCGTATTCCCGGTAGTCATCACCGAAACCTTCGATTTTGTGGCTCCATTGGGTGCTGTCGCCGGTACGGTAACAATCGGCGAAGAAGTCGCCGCGTAATAAATTGTAGGGGCATCCTTTATGGGTGCCCTTTAACTATTTAGGGCACCCATAAAGGGTGCCCCTACAAATGTTTCCCACACTCGTGGGGATGAACCGAGAAGACAATGAATCTGATAGAGCAATTACACGCCGAACTTACCGAAGCCGAAGCATTCGAGCGGATCAGGATGCACGGTTATGACGAAATTCTGGCCATGTCGCCAAGCCTGCTCAGCGACGATACCAGAGCCGAGGTTTTTGATGCTTTGCAATGGTCGAATGAGCATTTTACACGAATTACCCGGGCAATAGAGCATGTAGAAGACTTGATAGATCACAGCTATCCTGAGCGAGTCCAGCAAATAGCGCAGGAGTCAGCTATAGCCGAGCTGAAGGACCGGCTGGAAATGATGCGCCTGGCAGTGCTGGAATTTGAACAGGCACCTTCGGGATCGGCAACAATCAGTGAAGAAATTCCGGTAAATTAATCAAATCATAAGCAGCGGACAAAGCCATGACATTAGAAGCCAGCACAATTAAAGTTCCTACCGGACTGAGTAATCGGTTAGCGCGTTGTGACGACAATGGTAATCTGATCGTAGCGGGTGCCACCTTCACCCCGACAGCGGGCAGCGGTATTGGCACACTGACCTTGGCAAATACCGATTACACAGTTCTGGCAGCCAATTTAACGAGAAAGTTTCTGATGATTCAGAACACCTCTGTTTCGGCGAGCGTAACTCTGAATCTGCTTGGCGCAATAGCCTACTCAAGCGGGCTGGTGGGCATCACGATTCCAGCAGGCGGCATGATAATTCTGGATGTGGCTGTGCCCAACACTGCGATTCACGCGGCATCGGCAACAGCGGGCGCAACCTTGTTCATCGTTGAGGGTTAATCATGAGCGGTTTCACAATTCCTAATAAAACATTATCATTTTTTCCACAAACACGGGCGATGGTTTTTGGTAATAGCGTAGCAAATCAATCAATTTATGTAACTGATAGCGCATCTCCCCGATTTGCTGGCGGGGCTTCAGCTATTTCATTATTTAATGCTTTTCTTCAACACACATTAATATTTGATGATACAGGTGACTCAACAATAGGGACAAAACCACTCACCCAAGGAGTGTGGGGCTATTCTGGCGCGCATTCAAACACAATGATTCCGTATTTACACGAATGTTTAGCTGCATATAGACCAGATATCGTATTTTTACATTTATTCGAGAATGACATCCTTGGTATCACATTGGCCGAAAGCTATGCCAACCTTAAAACTGCAATAATTACCTGCAAAAACTATGATGCAATCCCCGTCGTATTTACCTGCCTGCCATCATTATCATTTACCACAACCGCACACCGGGATTATTGGGCTCAACTTAATGATTTAATATTCAGCGAATGTGCTGTTCAGGGAGGAGCAATCCCGGTTGATTTATCAGCCTATATTGACACCAAAAATACTTATCCACAACCATTAACAACGTATACCGATGCAACGGTACATCCTACCCACAAGGGGAATATGTTACTTGGGAAATCTATCTACAATCAGACTGGAAAATTATTCCAAGTTGGCGCACATAGAGTACGTGGGAAAATGGATGGTAATGCCTTACTTCCAGTTATCCCAAACCCGTGCATGGGCGGAACTGCCGGCACAAATGGCACAAATTCAAGCGGTTCTGTGGCAGATTCGTGGAACGCCAGGGCTTTGGGGACAGGTCATTCTGTAGTGGCATCAAAAGTTGCGGATGATACAAAAAATTCACAAAAATTATCGGCAGTCTATTCTGGAGCTGGGTGGTCATCCGGGGATTCTTGTGATTTATATGGCTCTACAATCTCAACAGGCTACGCAACGGGCGATAAAATTTATTTTGAAATCGAAATTGAAATAACCGGGACACCAGTAGCATTAAAATCAATCTATGGTTATATCGTTGTTGCCGGCACAGCAGTAAATTTATACACAGAGGGCCATCAGACCTCGGCAGATGCAGGACTACTTGGCGTTATACCTGTTGGGCGCTATGTATTGCGGAGTCCAATTTATACTATTGCTGCGTCAGCAACTTCATTGCGGGCATTTATTTCGGCCAGATATGATACTGGCGTAGTTTCGGCTTCAGTGGATCTGATTATACATTCAGCCGTGCTTCGTAAAGTACCTTTCGCTGTTGTATGAACTTCGCCGCCCTAATCCCCAATAACATCATGATGCAAAGACTATAATGGCTGACAAAATACTGGATTTAAGAGCGCCCAGAATAATTATCAAGTTTGACAAAGGCAAAACCTTTGACCCGATTTTTTATTATTATGCGCCTGATTTTTCCGTCATCAACCTGACCGGCTGGACCGCACGGATGCAGGCCCGATTAACAGCTGATGCGGTTGCGGTATTAACCGGGTTTGATCTGACCACAGAAAACGGCGGCTTGACTATTGTTACCGGCACTTTTTCGCCAGAGGATGGCGTGACTATTATCGATGCTTATGGTGTGCAGATTCATGTTTCCGCTACCGTCACGGCCGCCATTGTCTGGGTTGGCGCTGAATTCGAGGTAGAATTGATTAGCCCAAGCGGAAAAGTTTTGCCGTTTATAAAAGGGTCTTTGATCCCGGATGCCGAGACCACCCGGTAATGTCGGATAATTATGCAATCGCTGCCACACCTCAAATACTTGCTGTTTTAGCGACGCAGCCAATAATTGCTGTTATCGCGGCGAGCGGACAAGGGCCGGATTATGCGGTTGTTGCCACACCCCAAATGCTTGCTGTTTTGGCTACCCAGCCGACACTTGCTGTTATCGCAGCAGGCGGACAGGGTCCGGAAGGCATACAGGGGGCTTCCGGTACGGGGGTACAGATTGCTTATGCGTTCGCATGGGGTGATGCGACACCGGCAAACATTGTTGATGTGCCATCCGGAAAAACGGTGTTTAGGGTTGATGTTGTAATCCTCGCGCCTTTTGATGTTGCATCGGTTTTAACGATTGGTGATAGCTCGAATAATGCGAGATTATTCGGTGCCGATGATATCGATCTGACTACGGCCGGCACCTATCAAACAAACCCGGCGCATAGTTATTCCGGCATTACCGCTATAAATCTTTATTTGGCATTGGGCGGCGGCGTATCTTCGGGCAACGGCCTAATTCTACTTTTCATCCAGGAATAAAAAAATGGGAATTTTTAGTGATTTATTGGGCACCTCGAAAGCTTATTTCAAACTGGGAATTACCGGAGTTCGCTTAAAGAACAGCTCCGGCAATTTGCTGGTCAGGAATACTGGCGATAGTGCCGATGCGGAAGTGACAGCATCCAAGGTCAATGTTTCCGGCGAAGCCCTGGTGCTCAATAGTGATAGCGCGGGTGCAGCGGCTGACTGGAAAATCACTTTGCAACGGCCTGTTGCCGGCATGACCGCCGATATAACGCTTACCCTGCCCATTGACGATGGCACCGCAGGACAGGTTTTGTCTACAGATGGTGCCGGTGTTTTATCCTTTGCCTCGGCGGCTAATACTGCCTTGTGCGACAAGATTGATACTACTTCGCTGGCGTTTGGCACCGGCTCACCGGTAACGATGTTTACCACCGGTGCCGCCGATGTAATCAATACCGTTGAAGTTATCGTCGATACAGCATTCAACGGTGCTGCACCAACGCTGTCTATCGGAATATCCGGAACGACCAGCAAATATTCGGCAACCACAGATGTCGATCTGAAAACCGTGGGTGTTTACCAGATACATCCTGGGCTTGTTGCCCAAGGTGCGGAGGCATTGATCGCGACCTATGTTGCCGATTCAAGCTCGGCAGGGGCTGCGAGAATGCAGGTTTACTACGCAACTCCGGCATAAAACATGACTGACTTGACGCTCTCGCGTCTAATCGGGACGCTGAAAAATACCTTTAAAATTAATCGATTGACGATTGATGCGAGCGCGTTAACAGCTGCCAGAATCTGCACTTTCCAGAATAGAAACGGCATTATTGCTGATGATACGGACCTAGCTTTGAAGGCTTCTATAGCATCCCCTATATTTACAGGAAATATAACAGCTAATTCAGCTAATGTAAGCCTGGAACTAGGTTCCAATACAGCTAATTCACCACTTATTGATTTTCATTCCAGTGCAAACACCATTGATTATGATTCGCGCATCATAGCCGGTGGCGGCATTTCCAGTGCGGGAAATGGTAATCTTGTATTTAATGCAAAAAATTTGATTTTTAATAGTTCTATTTCAATCGGCGCAAGTGCAGCATCAGCAGGAATATCTTTTGAAAATAAAAAAAATATAGCTGGGGCTGCTATCAGTTATGGAATGTATTTGAATGCAGCAATACAATCCGATGCAACTACAGGTGGTTATGGCTATGCTACCTCACTATCTACACAAGCGACCGCATTTACTCTACCAGAACTTCGTCATTTTAATGTTGCACAGGAAACTATTGGTGCAGGCTCTACCGTAACATACCAATTCGGGTTTAATGCAGCAGCCAGCTTAACTGGAGCAACAAACAATCTCGGTTTTAGAAGTGCTCTGGCCGCCGGCACAGGAGTCTGGAATTTCTTTGCCTTTGGTACTGCTGCCAATTATTTTGCCGGCGACATGCAATATAGCAAAACCATTACCGCAGTGGGTACAAATGGAGCACAAACCATAAATAAAACCACGGGAACAGTCAATTTTGCAGCCGCAGCCACTTCACTTGTAGTAACCAATAATCTGGTAGCGACAACTAGTATCATTATCTGCACGGTTGGCACTAATGACGCAACGATGAAATCAGTAGCGGCGGTAGCAGCCGCTGGCAGTTTTACGATTTTTCCCGATGCAGCTCCGACGTCGGCAACACGAGTTAACTTTATGGTGACAAATTGATGAATACTTATAGCTATAAAGTAACTGAACTACAACGGGATGATAACGACATTATTGTTGCTGCCAGTTTCCAGGTCACAGTTTTTGATGGCGTAGACAATTTTACTCATGATTATCATATCGCATTCAGGAATAATCCGGTAACACCCGTGGCGTTTGCTGATCTATTGGAGGATAAAATAATTGGTTGGATTAAAAGGGAGAATCAAGCCGGTATAGAGGAAAGCGCTGATGCTGAATTGACTGCCTATAAAAAACGGGTAGTAGTCAAAACTGGCTTGCCTTGGATGCAGTTATGAACTTCGCCGACCTGATTCCCGATAAAATATTGACCGACACGCTCGGCGACGATATGACCTATCATGCTAAAACTGGACCTGTTGCCATAAAAGCTATGGTTAGTGATTTTATAGAACCGGTCTTTTCGGGTGAAGCGCATTTATCAGAAAAGCGCAAACAGATGAATGTAGCAATGGCCGATGTACCCGGAATTAAAAAGGAATCGAAATTCACCTACGCCGGGAAAAAATACCTTGTTGATGACATTATTGCAAATGATGGACATTTTATCACGCTGGTGCTTCGCTCATGACTGGCATAACAATCCAGATCAATCAGCAGCAGCTGGACGAAGTTTACGCCCTGCTGGCGAACATCCAGGGCGGCGCTGAACGGGCCATCCGCACTTCGCTCAACCGCACGCTGGACGGCGCCGTTGCCTTGACCGCCAAGCGCATCGGCGAAACTGTAACCCTGAAAGCCGCCATGATCAAAGACAATATTACCAGGGAAAGGGCAACGAATTACGCATTAGGCGCTGCCCTTCGCATGAAAAGCGAACGTATGCCGCTGGCCGCATTTACCACCAATCCAACCGCTGCCAATATGCAAATTAACAACCAGGGCAACGGCGTATCGGTCAAGGTATTCAACACTAAATCGCCCGTACGCTTCCGTCACGCCTTTTTTGCGCAAATGCCTGGCGGTTACATTGGTTTATTCGAGCGCAAAGGTTTAAAACGGCTCCCGATTGAAGAAATGAAAGGCCCAAGCCTGGCGTCGATATACCAGAATACGCCAGGCTTGGGTGCTGAAATTGAGCAAACTTCAGCCGACCGACTGCTCAGGGAGCTCGCCACACAAACCGATTATTTGCTGGGACTAGCCGCCAATGGTTGATACCGTCCGTGAAAAGATCATTGCCGCCTGGACGACCCGCGCGGCGGCATTATCCAATTTACCTGTCGAGCGTGCGCAGCGCTCCATCGGTGAAACCGATGAGCGTTTTGTCTCGATCTGGGACGGTGAAGACCGGGCGCAAACCGTGCAATATGGAAAACAGCGCATGCAGTTTCCGATTGCAATCGAGTGCATCAAAAAAACCACCGAGCACAGTATTGAAGCCAATGCCATTATCGGCGAAATTGTCGCACTGTTTCTGGACCGTATCTTTACCGGGCAATGGCTTAAAAACGAACTGGCCGTTGCTTCCCCAGGCTACCCGCAGGACGGCGGCAATTACACCTCAATAACTGTTATTTTCAACATCACCTATGAAACTGTTCTGGGTGACCCTTTTACCCAGATAACACCCTAAATCAGGAGCACTACCATGTCATCAGCAGAGAATGCAAAACTACAATATGAGGCCGGACAGCAAGCTTATGCAATGTCGGCGCTTATCACCGATGCGGCCGCCACGATTTACGAATCACTGGCAGTGCTGTTTTCCAAGAAGGCAGGTTATGCGCCGGATGTGCGCCCGAATGGCCTGATTACCGGCGGTGCTGTCACTCCGGCGGTAGTGGTCGCGAATAATACTGTCGATGTGGCGGCATTGAGCTGCTACCTGGCAGGCGTCAAAACCGCAGTGGCCGCCGCCGTTGACCAAACCTGTGCCAGGGCCGCAACCAATGTCAGCAAGATCAATTCGATTACTGTCAATAGCTCGGGCGCGATTGCTGTGGTAGCTGGTGCCGACGGCACTACCAGCGCCCTTTCGGAAACCCGCGCCGCAGTTGGTGGCCCGCCATTGATTCCGGTTGGTTCAATCGAAATCGCGCAGGTACGTTATACCGGCAATACAGCGGCAGCGGTGACGGCGGCAGAAATATTCTGGGTCGTCGGTTTGCACCAGGAGCGCTACGACTACCCGATTTTTGAGATCAATTATGCCGATGCTAACGTGCATTTTGCCTCAGCCTTGCCGCTGATCCATACCGGCGCTGTGCCCAAAAAAGTCTACGCCAGTTATGCCGATGCGATCTTCGCCGACATCCAGTTGGCGTCCGATTTTACGCCGGCTGAAACCTCCAACAGCGTCAGCTCCAAGCAAATTTACGGCACCACATTGGGCAGCAGCTCAAGTTCACTTGGACAGGGCAAGTTTACGGCCTTCCTGAATGATGGCATCGGCGATGCGTTGGTAGGATTAAAGAACCAAATCCTCTGGTTCAAATTTTTCCCGGACCGTTACAAAACCCCGTATATGCTCACCCAGGGCAAGCTCGGCATTACCCGGACCTTTCCTGCCGGCGATAATATCCAGGCGGCGTGTACCATCTCCGCTGCAACCGCATCGGTTGAAGTCAACGCCTAATATTTGTGTAGGGGCAGGCCTTGTGCCTGCCCTGGGTGTTAATCAGGACAACAAAGGGCAACCACAAGGGATTGCCCCTACAATTTTAAAAGGGTTGTTATGGGATTCGACAGCAAGAAATTTATGGCCGCGCAATTCGAGCCAAGAACGGCCCGAATTGATGTGCCGGGACTGTCCAACTGGTTTGACGAAGACGATCCGCCGGTCTGGGTGATTCGCGGGCAAACCGCCAACGAAATAGCGATAGCGATGGATGCCGGAGCCAAGCACAAGAATATCGATGCCATTATCAAGGCCATTGCCGCCAATCAGGATCAGGTTAATGAACTTAAAAAAGCCATCGGCGTTGAAAAAGACACACCAGGAGAGATCATAAAACGCCTTGAGCAGCTTGTCCAGTGCAGCATTGAGCCTGTTATTACTCTGGATATAGCTGTCAAGCTGGGTGAAACGCGTCCGATAGAGTTTTACACGATCACCAATGAAATCCTGCGGCTGACCGGTCTCGGTATGGACATAAAAAAGCCGAAAGCCTCTGGCGAAATGACGAAGTCAGGGGCTTGATGGCATTGCTGGATCTGCGCGGCGGCTATTTGTATCAGCATAAACAAAGCCTGTTTCCTGGCGGCGAGATCACCGGCACCGAGCAGGTACTTTGGGAGCTGTACTATCATGAAAAGAACAAGCGCTGAGTTTTACCGGATTAACAGGTTTGTAGGGTGTGCCATGCACACTTTACTTTCACGCACCTTAAGGAATTTCACATGAGCACTCTTCAAAAAGCTGTAATATTCAGTCACCAGGCATCGTTTGGAGCATCCCTCACCAGTTCCATCGATATTAAAAAACTTCCGTTCAAGAGCGTTGAGCAGGCTCGCGCGTGGTTGTCGTTCATGACGGGAGACTGGTCGTTCAACGTTCCCTATATTGAAGTGATAACGTAAAGTCGGATCAAAGAACCATTAAATTAGAAGAGTTTATTTTTTAAACGGATTAACGGAAGCACTGGAGAGCAAATGAAGAAATCCATCAATGAACAGGAAAGTTTTTGCGACAGGCATTGTGTTATGGTTTTTTTAGGGGTATTGGTTGTACTTGTCGCCTTCATATCATGGTTGCTGTGTAAATTTTATTGCTGAAATTATGGCACAAAGTCCGCAGCTGCGGACGTTATAAATTTATTGTAAATTCAGGGGTTTAAATGGCCGATATTCAAAAAACCGTTGAGATCATCTTCGGTGCAGTAGACAACACCGGCAGCGGGCTATCGAGCGTTACCAGCAGCCTTGACAGCGCGATTAATGATGTTTCAAATATAACCGAGCCGCTGTCAAAAGTCGCCGATTTTGCCTTAAAAGCAGAAACGGCCGTGCTGGCGCTGGGCGCGACATTTTTAACTATTGCCGTCAATGAAGCATCCAAATTCGGCGAGAAAGTTGAAGAGATCGGCTCATTGGTTAATGCCACGCCTGCAGAGTTTGAAGCATTAAAAGGATCGATACAGGATTTTGCCGCCAAATCCGTCAGCGGTTTCGATGAGATTAACAAGGCGATGTATATCGCCGTATCAAACCTTGGCAGTACAGCCAAGGCCATGGATGTGCTGACAGTTGCAGAAAAAGGGGCACAGGTCGGCGCGACCGATATTGAGACAGCAACGGCGCTGCTGACACGGACCATGAATGCGTATGGCCTGGTGACTAATGATAGCGCCACCAATACAGCCAATGCCGAACGGGTAATGGCCGCCATGTTTACCACCGTGCAAAACGGCGATATTAACATGCAGGGTCTGTCCGATAATCTCGGTAAAGTAGCTTCCACAGCTAGCGCGGCCGGTGTTCCCATTGAAGTGGTGGGCGCAGCGATTGCCGCATTGACGGGCGCAGGCGTCAATGCAGACCAGTCAATGACGTTGCTTAATTCTCTGTTCAAAGAATTATTGAATCCTTCCGATGACCTTGCCAAGGCATTAAACGGGCTATCAATTACAACTGATGGCCTTCCGGCTGTGCTGGATGCCCTGAAAAATTCTACCGGCGGCAGCGCCGAAAAACTCTTTGAGCTGTTCAACAGTTCCGAAGCCGCCAAAGGCGCGATGATTCTAGCCAATGACAGCGCGGGTAAATTTGACAATACGCTGAAGGCAATGGATGGCAATGTACAGGTTTTTAATACCAACTATAAGAATATGGTTGGCGGTGTGGCGGATTCAAATCAGCAACTGATTAATCAGGCCACTATATTGCTGCAAAAGGTCGGCGAGCCGTTGCAGGATGGCTGGGCCGGCATTCTGGACAGTCTATCAAAGATGATGTCGGGCTTCTCGGTATCCATCGAGGCAGGTGCCTTCGATCCGGTCTTCACTGCCTTCGATGCCTTTGGCGGAGATATCGCCGCTTTGCTGAAAAAGATCGGCGAGAATCTGCCGGAAGCCTTGGGCCAAGTTGATTTTGCCGGGTTGATTGCCTCGTTCAAGGATCTGGGTTTTGAACTCGGCGATATCTTCGTCGGAGTCGATTTAACCACACCCAGGGGTCTGGCTGATGCCATCCAGTTTGTGGTTGATTCGTTTGAATCGTTGACGCGCGTTGTTTCCGGCATTGTTGATGTCTGGGGCCCTGTTGTTAGAGGCTTTTTTGACGGTATTGATGTATTCAATGACCTGGATGATTCCACTAAGAAAACAATCGGACAGGTTACCGGCCTGGCACAGGTATTTGAAGCACTGAAAGGCGTATTGGATGGCAGCACAAGTTTACTGGATGGCGTTGGCAAGGCCATGTCGGATATCGCCAATTTACCGGGCGTCCAAGCAGTTGGCACGGTAGCCGCCGTAATCGTCGGCGCTGCTTCAGCTGCGGTTTTGGCTATTGTTGCATTGGCAGTTAGGGAGATCGGCGTAATTGCGGCGGCATCTCCGCTTGCAGCGGTTATTGTCGCCGATCTGGCAGCGGGTGCCTTTGCGATAAAAGAAAACGTTGACGCCTGGCAGGAATACAAGGACCGGCAGGATACCGTTGCATCCTCTACAGCCAATCTGGCCGACAGTCAATCCAAGATCAAGGATAAACTACAAGAAATAAGCAATGCCACGGGGGTAACAATTACCAGCGTCGCCGATCTCAACAAAGCCATGGATAATAATCTGATTACTATGGACAAAACCACCGGCGCGTATTCCCTGACCGCCGCCGGAGTCAAGGAATATGGCGTCAAGGTCGATGATGCAACAAAAAGCAGTTCATGGTTTGCCGATGCAGTTAATGACATATCAAAAAACATCGTTGGGATAAATCCGGCTGTTGACAATGTTATCGGCACCTTCAAAACCCTGGCAGAAGCGGAGCAATTTTTTACCGAGAATATGTCCGGCGCCGGTAATGCCACAATTGAGTTTGTGGATGGCTTATATACCATAAAAGCCGGTTCGGAAGAGGCCGCAAAATCCACCGACGAACTTGCCAAAGCCACCAAGGAAGCGGCAAAGGCAGGGCAGCAAGGCTCCGAAGAATGGAAGCGTGTGCAGGATGTTTTGCTGAATACTCAGAAACAGGCCGATGATTTCACCATCAAGCTGGGCGAACTGGCCGCCAAGAAATACGAGATCGATGTCAAAGCGAATGTCGATCTGAAAATAGCCGAAATAGAGGCCGACACCCAGCGCATAACCGCCGCATTTCAGGCTACTTCAGAGAGCATAACCGCATTAACGACATCGACAACCGATTTGTGGTCCACATTTTCCGGCGCCAATTACTGGGACAAATCCGATATTAAAGAAGCCGCATTCCGCATGGAGAATAGATTAGATGAAGAACTGGCCATAAAGCGCGAAATGACCGATGCCCTTGTCGAAAAGTTACATGCCGAATCAATAAGACTGGAATCCGGCGAGCCGCTGATCAGCATCGATGCACGCGAACTGGCCCCCGAGCTTGAACTGGTCTTCGACAAAATACTCAAATACACGCAAGTCAAAGCCACGCAACAAGGCCTGTCATTACTGGTGGGCTTATGATGATAGCCAGCAATACACCGCCACAGATCCATAGATTAGACTTATCCATAATCTGTGGATCTGTGGCAATTGTAAAAACAAGGAGTCTTGATTGATCATTTCAATTTGTGCCCAGCTATTCGATTACGCCGGGGATTTTTTAATCAGCATCGAAGAGCTAGACTCGGACTTGTCGCATATTTCCCGCCGCGTCTCCCGCACCGCCACGCTGGACGGCGGTTCCATTATCGTCGATAACGGCTATTCAGCCAGCGATGCCACTTTTACCATCGTAATACGGGATATCGATAATCCTACCCGGATCGCGCTAATGGCGATGATTCAGCGCCACAGCGCAATTATTGTTTCGGTCAAGGAAAACATCTTTTCCGGCGTTGTGGAAACATTGGATGACAAGGACAAAATGAAAATCCGATTTTTAGTTAACCAACAATTAAACACGTAGGGGTGTTCCTTTATGGGCACCCCTTTAATTAATCACAATTAATCACGGGCAACCACAAGGGATTGCCCCTACCAAAGGAACAAAATCATGTCATTAGGCACAGTCACAAAATACAATTCACTGGAAAAAGCGCTGTTCGATACGGCCAACAGACAATGGAACGATGCGACAGCCGGCAACATCATGTTTTGCCTGTGCGGCAATGCATACACGCCGGCTGCCACGCATGATGAAACCGCCGACCTGACTGATCTGATCACATCCGGCGATGGCGCCCCGATTGCGGCGACTACCCCCGCCATTAACAACACCACAACGCCTGGCACGACCTACTATGACAGCGATGATGCCAACTTCGGTGCAGCGGTCACTATCCTGGCAAAATATCTGATTGCCGTGCAACCGGTAACGGCCGGCACTTTCAGTGCCACGACCGGCAAGCTGTTGTTCTATGTTGATCTGGATACCACCAGTAGCAGCGCCGAAGTAAGTTCAACCGCCTCAGATTTTGTCGTGTATGCACCGAATAATGGCTGGTTTAAAACGGTTTAGGCCATGCCTGATAGTAATTATGCCAATGTCGCGTTGTTGCTGCATTGCGATGGCAGCGATGGTTCGACAACCTTCACGGATAATTCATCTAGTCCGAAAACAGTAACGGCTGGAGGCAATGCGCAAATCAGCACTGCGCAGAGCAAATTCGGCGGCGCTAGTGCTTTATTTGATGGCTCTGGCGATTATCTCACATTAGATGGTTCTGCAGACTTCGCTTTTGGGACAGGTGATTTCACCATAGAGTTTTGGTTAAGACAGACAAGCAATAGTAATATCAGAAGTTTATATGATAGTAGACCAACAAGTACGGATGGCCACTATGTTCGTATATTCGCATATTATGGCAGTCTGATTGTAGTAGATAATTCTGTAAATATTTTTGATAGTGTGGGTGCAATCACGCTAAATACATGGACGCATGTCGCCCTATGCAGATCTGGAACGTCACTTAGGTTGTTTGTGGACGGAACACAGGTCGGCACTACCCTAACTAATAGTACCTCATGGCTCAATGGAACAAACAGGCCATGTTTTGGTATGGACGGAACAACCTTAACTGATGGCCCCTTAGTTGGAAATTTAGATGATATAAGAGTCACCAAAGGCGTTGCCCGTTATACATCAAATTTCACTCCACACACAGTAGCACATCCAGACAGCGGACCGGTGCTACTGATCCCCATTATCGGAAACTTGACATTAACCGGGCAAACCCCGGCCATTGCCATAGGCAATGCCGTAATGCCAGGCATCGGGCAACTTGCCATCACTGGATTTATACCCCGATTAAAATCGCCTCCCGACATCGGTAATCTGGCATTAACCGGGCAAACTCTGGCCATTGCCATAGGCAATGCCATAACACCCGCAATCGGATCAGCTCAGGTAATCGGCGCAATTCCTGCACTGGCGCACGGCTGGAGCGCAGTGCCGTTAATGGGCGAAACCGATATTATCGGCCTGCAACCCAAACATTCAAATTTTACTTTTTTGGGTATTCCATCGGCCGGACAAATTGAATTTGATGGCTTACAGCCCGGCGAATGGCTTGGTTTTGATATTGACCCTGATGGTGATTATGCACCGCGCGCTTCCTATGTTTTTTCGATTGCAGAACAATGGATTTCCACCCATTATAGTTGCCGTTTAAGTGGCTGGCAGGATGGCAGAAAAAAATTAATATTGCCCATTTCATCATTTCAAATTCGTAGGCAGGCTACGCCAATTTACAGCGCTTATTTATCCATTATTATTCCGGGTATTGATAGCTATATCGACGCAATTAATGCCAGACCAAATGGTCGCCTCCAAATTAATCGCATTTATAATTATCAGGACGGTTCTTTTAGTTCGCATCGAATGGTCAATATACCATTCGATGCGTTATCAACAAATCAGGGCGGAAAGTCTGGCATCACTGGCATATTATCAGGATCAGAAGAAAAACCCATCTCTACGCCGAGGACATTTAAGTTGTTTGATCCTATTACGCGCAGCTCGGATAATGGCGGTATCCGCTATCGGTGCCGGACTGATCCGCGTTTGCGTCCCTATGATACCGTTATTATTAATGGCGAAACTTTTGTGATTGAAAGTTTGCTCCATATAGTCGATATCAAAACCGCGATTATGGAAGTCAAGGAAAAATTGTAATGGGCAAGGCGACCATTCTGCAAAGTTTGGGCTCCGGACATTACCGGATCAGAGTTGAGTTTGAAAATGCCAAGGTCGAAGCCAGGCTAACGATTATCGATCAACAAATTACCGAACTGACAACAAAACTGGCAGAGTTGGCAACCCAAAAGCAGGCGGCGAAAGATCAGTTCAATGCCGACAGTGCCGCCCTGAATTTTTATTTGAATAATACGACGTTTGAGGAATATCAAAACAACCCGCAACCCATGAACGCCCTGACCGCAGAACTTTATAAATCAAGACTAGCCTATGATGTGATTTTGGGTCAAGAGCGCCGGGAAAAGCTGAAAAAAACCGGCATTGAAAAGGACAAGCTGTATTTATCAAAATATTGCCCGAAAGATTTCGAAGCGTTTGCCTGGTGTGTAGCATTCAAGGAGAATTTAAGCGGCATCATCAAAACCATAGAATGTGATTATCTGCTGGAGCGCGATGTCATCACAAATCAAATCAGGAATGACACCGGATTCTGGTTGCCTGCAACAGCCGAGGCTCCTGACTCCCAATTACAGCACCCGATGGCATCAGGCGTACATGCAAACTGGTTTAATCTGGCCATGTATCCGGCCTTACAAAAAGACAAGGGCCACTATCGTATCGCAACTATCACCAGCCTGAATAAACCGGCCAATACCTGTAATCTATCCTTTGACGGCTATTACAATATTCATGAACACACAACCCAACTGATAGATGACAAGCCGATAGTGCCGAAATTTGACGTTAACGGCGCGCAACAGATTAATTATATCGATGCAAATATCGTGTATATGACCTGCAATGCGGAAGCCTTTGAAGTCGGCGACAGGGTTATTGTTGATTTGCATTTGGGCGTGGGTGTGCCGACTGTGGTAGGTTTTTATGAAAATCCCAGACAGTGTCCAACTGCGCCAACTCCGCCTTGGACAACCGCATCTACTTTTTACAATATCCCATTAACACTTAGTGTACCCACATTATTTGCCAATGAAATTAAAACTGCTGTTTATCAGACTATTGGTAATACTCAATGGTGGTATCAATTTCACCTGAGTTCTATAAATTCCGGATCAGGAACATTAATCAGATATTATCGCCTGAATAATAGCATTCCTGAATTGCCTTATTTGGTTTATATAGTTAATGGCAATAGTAATATAGCAATTAATGATGGAACCCCAACTTCACAAACTGTAAATAGAACGATAATTGCAAATCATTTGTTTACATTTCCCATTGGCCCGGCATTATCACTTACCTGGGCAATTAATAAAACGACTACAATTTCTATTGATCATTTAATGGAGGGCAGTGATGAAATTGTAATATCACAAACTGACACTATAAATAGACATGATATAAAAGTGGTGCTAGATCATATTTCGTATGTTAGCGATATTGGCCTTAATTCATACGACATAACCACAACGGAAAGCATTGAAAACAGTTCAATAACCAACAATAACCAAACAGCAACGGCGACAGGGACTGGTGGCGTTACGATTACTATTATTAAAACCAGAAATTTTATCAATGGCACAATAAATTATAAAGCTCCAAATAATATGTGGCAATTGGATTATATTGTCTATTCTGAAACTTTTACACCTCAAAACTCCAATTATAGTCAAGCATTCGGTATTTTATATTCAATAGGGCAGGCTATAGCGCCCAATATGCCGCCTGCTGATATATCAACAAGTGAAACACAATTATCAGGTCAAGATTTTGGTATAATTAATGTTCCCAATGACTGGGCACTTATGCCAGACGGACCTCCTTAAAAATATAGCTCGTAGCTCGTGGGGTGGATTAGCGATAGCGTAATCCATCACAATCTATCAAGCGTGGTTATATGAGTGTCCAATTTTACAAGCAATTGAATATAAATTAATTTAAACGCCCTGCAAAGCCATCTACGCCGGTTCGATTCCGGCCGCAGCCTCCAGTATAAATAAATAGAATCAGCCGCTTACAACAGCGGCTTTTTTGTGCGTGTTATTTTTTATTGGCATAAATAGTAAAAATATGGCATAAAATAACCTAAAAATACTTTAAAAAGTGGTTAAAACCACTCTGCTTCGGCTTGGCAGGAGGTTTACACGAGTGGCGACGATCAGGAAAAGGGGTTCTGGAAGTTGGGAAATTGTGATCAGGCGCAAGGGGATTTTGCCGAGGGCGCATTATGCTACGGCTGACACCGAAGCGGATGCTGTGGCTTATGCCAGGCACATTGAAGGGCAATTGGATCAGGGGATTATGCCGGTTGAGCTGATGGAGGATGCCTTGCCGTCGGCTGAAACTGTGTTGGATTGGGCGCGGGTGTATTTGCAGCAGGTAGCTATTTCCTCTTCTGATCGCGTTCTGCTTAATGCAATGTTCGATATATTGAAAGGTTGGCCGGTATCGTCGATCAATATGCAATGGGTTCAGGGCTGGGTTATTTTGATGAAACAGCGAGACCAGCTGGCGCCGAGTTCGATACGGCATAAAGTAGGCGCTGTGGCCAGGTTGCTGGATTGGTGTTTGCGGAATGACTGGCTAATAGTCAACCCGTTGCGGATGTTGCCCAAGCGTTACGCCAGTTATACGCCTGCAGATGGCAAAAAGCGCATTGATGTCGAGCGCGATAGGCGGTTGTTGCCTGGGGAGCATGAGCGGATTTTGTGGGTGCTGGACGGCAACTTTCCTTCGGATAGGCAGCGCGGTATTGCCATGGCTGACCGTCTGGCAATGTGCTTGCTGTTTACCCTGGCAATTGAGACGGGTATGCGCTTGCGGGAAATGTATACCCTGACTGTTCAGCAGGTGGATTTATCCAAGAAAACGGTGTTTCTGGACAAGACCAAGAACGGCGACAAGCGCCAGGTGCCGTTGTCTTCAGTAGCTTTGTCCGCATTGGATGAATGGATATCATCTAATGATCGTTTGAAGTCTGGTGGGGATTGCCTGATTTTCCCCTGGTGGAACGGCAAGCCGGAGGCGTTGATAAAGGTTACGGCCATGTTGAGCCGGAAATGGTCGACCATTGCCATGCTGGCGGGCTGTGAGGATTTGCGCTTTCACGATCTTCGGCATGAAGCAGTATGCCGGTTGTATGAGCGCACCCGTTTGGGTGATGTGCAGATTGCCCGCATTACCGGGCATAAGGATTTGAGAATGCTTAAGCGTTACAGTAATTTGCGGGGGTCTGATTTGGCGGAGATGTTATGGTAATTTGTTTTATACACCTAAAAGGTGTCTATTACGCGTTATACATCAAACCTTGCGCCCTCTTGTTCCGCGCGCTTCGTTGATCGCCATCTTCACGGCAATCTTTTCGGCTAAATCAATCCCGTGCCAATGCGCCAGGTCTGCAACCCGTAAAATAATATCTGCCAGTTCTGTCCCGAATTCTGGTGTCGGCACGTCCCCGCGACATTCGTTCACCGCCTCGCCTACTTCGCTTGCAATAAGCGCCAGGGACTCAAGAGCTGTTTTGTTATGCCAGCCCATGCGTTCAACCCAATCGAACTGTTTTTGTGCTATTTCGTTTATATTCATAGTATCTCCAAAAAATGTATAACCCGGCGCTCAACCGGAGCGCGGATTCAATCTATGTTTAAATTTCAGGCACTGTGCCGCGCCCGGTTAGCTCTGCGTTAAGCGTCACAAACCACAAATAAATCTATTTGTTTCTCATTTATGTTTTTGCAGTTTGATTGCTTTGGTTTATTCTGTTTTGACACTACTGGCTTAGATAAATAATAATTGTAACTACAATTACGATTACAAAATAATGGAATCCTGTTGTATTCAGGAAATTCTTTGTTGCAATGCAAACAATGATTAGACATATTCTGTCCTCAGTTTAACAGTGCGCTCAATCGGAGCGCGGTTATAAATCGATTTCATTTTTTAAATTTTGCACTATGCATTATTTCTCTAAGGCTCTAGTAATAGCCGCTTTGTTAAAGCCAATTTTCTTGCATCCACTTTCAGTAGCAAAATACATGGTTATATCGCCTTTTGTTGTGCCTTTTTCAACAAATCCAAGATTTAATAGTTTTTCCATTTGTTCTGTTTGCCTTCCGATACCGGCCGCAAAATAGTTTCTAAATCCCCATTTATTTTTGGGTTTGCCTTCAGAGGCACCCAGCATATGTCGCAAATTATGATAATCTTCGGCATCTAAAACATCATTCATTATTACCTCCTTATTGCAAAGTATCCGACACATCATGTTTGCGCGGCCTGCCGCGTTTGCCTGGCGTAATTGATTGCGCCTGTTGCTTGAGTTGTTCCTGCTGAAATTTGCGGGACATCTGTTCGCGTTTGCTGCGTTCGCGCAGGTAATCGATAAGGTCTTGCCGGACGAAACGCCAGTCATCGCCCATTTTGGTGGCGGGTATTTCGCCGGTATTAGCCATGCCGCGTATATACGGCGTGGAAACACGGAACATTTCGGCGGCTTCTTCGGCGGTTAATATATCGGTCATGATTTTGTCTCTAATTCTGTTTCAGATTTACCGCAAAAAGCACACTTACCCTTATAAATAGTGGCATGTTTACAATAGCTGCAGGATTCGCAATAAAGTACGCCAAAGCCGTCAAAATCTTCCTGTTCCGTCCTGCGCCGTGGATACTCAACCATACAATCCATTATTGCCGTATCAAAAACCGCTTCCGCACCAAGCTCAGATGGCGAGATGCAACCCATTGAAAATAAAGCCGATCTCAAATCTTCTATCATAACTTTTCACCTTCAGCAGGTCTTTTATTCCAGGCATCGGCGAGATGCAACCCATTGAAAATAAAGCCGATCTCAAATCTTCTATCATAACTTTTCACCTTCAGCAGGTCTTTTATTCCAGGCATCGGCGAGATCAATGTCAATTTTATAATTTGCCGGGCCTTGTGAGCCGCAATCAATACAGACAATGATTTCATGCCCTATCGGGTGTTTGTCGAATGATCTGCCAACATTAGCACTGCCGCAAAACGGACAGGGTTTGAGTGTCGGGTGATCCATTCTAGTGCCCTTTGCAATATTTTTTATATTCAGCTTTAAACTTCAATTTTTCGGCTTCTGTTTTTGCCATCTTTATGTCGGCATTGATTTCGTTGCAGCTGTAAATATGGCCGCTGTGGCGATTGTATTTCGCATGGGCATTATGGATGGATAACAGGATTACAGCCAGATTGGCCAGCATGATGGTAATAAACAATAGTTTTGCTTTCATGTTTGTATCCTGTTCGTAAAATTTATAGGCTTTGCAAATTTGCCGGTAATGAAGGTAAGTGCGATTTCATTATCGAAAGATTGCGGCTTTTTGTTGTCTGATTTTATTTTGGGTGTCGTACATGCAGCCCTGGCGTTTTCGCCTCTGTTATATTGTTGGGCGATTTTTTTCATAGCGGGCAAATCATATTGCTGTAACCAAGTCAGAATTTCGGCTTTGTTATAGATCAATTCTCCATGTGCGAGTTTACATACCGGCTTTGGAAAATTACATTCACGTACCAAAGTAAGTGTGATTACTTTGTTATGGCTTAAACCAGTCATCGCCATGATGTCTTTTCGGGTAACCGTCTCGATATTGCCAGGCTTTGGCATGGGCTTTGTCATGCGATAGCCTCCGGTCTGAAGGTTTCCGCCCTGGCAATCCAGCCTTTTTCGAAAACCGCCTGGGTGGGATCATGTTTGATGATGGAGCGATAGCGTGCTATGCGCCGGTTAACCAGGTTGTTGATAAATACCTGCCCTAAATCAGCCAGTGCTTTGATCGCAGCGGCAATAGTGCTGCGGCCGATATAGCCATCAACCAGGCCGCACTCGTAGCCATCGGCGAGCAGCTGGGATTGCAGCAGCTGCACACCGGTTTTACAGCCATGATTAACGGCCATATCGAATAAGAGTGGCTGCATGGCTTCCGGTAGCCTGTTGATGCCGGGCTTGCGGTAATAATTTTCCTGATAGATGGCCCTTGCAGTGTGTTCTGACAGCATCTTTATATCCAGTTTGCTGTTGCGCAGGCCGGTGTATTCATTGAGCGCGGCCAAAGTGATGCCGTAATTGGTCGGGCCGCCCTTGTCGTTCGGGTGATCGACAAAGCCGCCCTCGTGCTCGAGCACGTTGTCGAGTAGTTTGTTAATGTTCATTGGGTTATCAATCCGGAAAAATACAGCACGATTCCCAGATACAGGCACAACACACCCAGCACAATCGCCGTGGCGGTTAAGAGTATTCTCTGTATTTTTGCCGCTTCCAGCTCTGCGCTTAGGTCGTTTATTTCATCGAATAGATCGGTTTTGAAGGCGGCCATACGCGGTTGCGGGTTCATGGTTGCAGGTTCGTTATACATTTTTTTCTCCCGGGTTATGTATTTTGATCTGGATATTCAGGTAATGGTATCCAATGTGTTACGATTCCTTCATGTATCGCCACTGAAGAATATTCCTCCCAATTGTCAATGCATTCGTGCCAACCTTCTGGCAGATAACATCTATCATCGGTATCATTATATTCATAATATTCACTATCTATGTTTTGTTCGATTTCATAATGTTTTGCATAAAAAGCTTTAACGATACGTTCTTTACCATGCGAGTTTTTATAAAATGCAAGACAATTTCCATTCGGAAGCTCTTCTTCAACACTTATCCATTCTCTATGCCGTACATCAATTTTATTAAGAGGTTGTTCATGGGTGGATTTCATATAGTTGTTTTTCTTGGGTCAGTTTAAATTTCTAAATTGCTTTAGCTGTTATGTACGACGATCAGGATTACTACTACTATCCAGCAGAGTATGCCTACGATACCGATCGGCAGGCAGCCTCTGAATTCGTTTATTTCTTTGTTTGGTGTCTTCATTTCTTAATGCGGATGGGTTGAGATTGATCGGACATAGTTGGCGCCGGTTTCGTAGGCAGTTGCACCGCTGTGGCCATTATCTAGCATCATCAGGGCTATGTTGATGATGGCGCCTATTTCCTGCCTGGTGATATTAATGTCTATGGCCAGGTAGTAGATGTGGGCGGCGACATGGGCGGCGCGGAGTTCGTGTTGTTCTGGTATTGTTTTCACGGCATCACCTTGGAGTTAATGTTAGATTTAGCGTGGATTTATGCCAATATCATTAAGTGCCTCTCTAATTTCTGAGAAGCTCGTTTGTATTAAATAGGCCTCATCGTCTGATTTTGCACAGTTCCTGATATCTGAAAAACCAACGCGTTTTAAAAATTGTGCCAATGCCCAGGCATGTTTTTCATCCAACGAAATATTTAATTGTTCCATGTGCTACTCCTGGTTATCTATTAACCGGTGATATTCCAAAAAGTGACCGCCGAGACGGTCTTTAGTGGAGGGGCTGCTTGTTAGATATAAGACTAGAACCAATAGTCCTTAATGTCAAGAACTGATAGTCATTTTTTATGCACTAAGCTTATATTTTTATTCGTGGAGGTGTTTATGAAGTGGGGAAAAGTTATTTTATGGTTATGTGTGGCGCTATGGATTGCGGGCGCTGATGCGCATTCGGGACGGACCGATAAAAATGGTTGTCATATGGATAGAAAAACCGGAATCCGGCATTGTCATTGAAAGTGCCAGAGCAAAAAAGGGTATAGTTTCTTTTTCATAGGCAATAAAAAACCCGCCGAAGCGGGTTTTTTATTGATTAATTTTATTAAAGTCGGCCTGGATTTGCTCCAACATTTAAAACGATACCATCAGATACCCGTATTTCACAGGCATAAATATGATTTTGCCAGGCACCAAATCCATTTTGTAATTCAATTTTATCGCCAAATGCAACAATGGATTGTTTTGAAGCATCTTTCCATGAGAATATATTAAATTTGCTTTCAAGCCAGCCATCAGTCCATTTAAAGATATATTTTGATAAATGTTCAATACTTTTTTGACAATTTAAACCTATTGATATGATCAGGTTTTTCCCTGTGCAGGTGGCGTCTAGCTTGCATTGTGCTGCATGTACTTGTAATGCTTTTTCGTATTCAATATGTCGGGTTTGTTTGGTTAGTTCCTTGATATGTTGTTTATATTCGATAGCAGCTTGTTCACGATCTAATTTTTTTCGATATTCTTTATAGTCATCATTGCATTTATATAGCACTGTTATCATTAATAAAGCACAAAATATTTTAATTAGTTTAGGATGTTGAATAATTCGATTATCATTGATATTCGTGGGCCGAATCGGATTATCAGTGCTTGGTTTAGGATAATTAGATAATTGCTGTTGGTATTTTAAATAGATGATTCCACAAGCTGGGCATTGATAATCAGGTATTAAAGGGTCATCTGCGATAGTTCTTTGGTATCCGCATTTTGGGCAAATCATAACAGCTCCATTATCTGAATTTGATAACAGCTTCTCTTACCACGCCGATTATATACGATTCTCCCAATGGCTTTATGGGGTATCGGTTATTCATTGGCTTCAGGTAATAATCAGCACCATCTTTTATTAACTGCTTGAATGTGGCTTCATTGCCGTTTTTTGCAATAATATAATCCCCCGGTAAAGCCTCCAGCTCGGGTTCAACAATAATCAGCATCCCTTCGGTAAATAAGGGCTCCATGGAATCACCAATTACCCGCAAAGCGAAGGTGTTGGTCTTGGGTTTTGTAGTAGTGCCGATCCATTCTTCTGCCTGGTCTATCGAATAATTGTCTATACATTCAGTAAATTCACCCGCCTTTACCCAATTGATAACCGGCACTTTCCATGCGGGCATTTCCATGGTTTTGTTGGCGTAATGGCTGGCATGTTCTGAAACTTTAACGTGGAATGGTGATAAATCAGGATTTCCGGATAGTAGCCATTCCGCGGTGACACCGGTTTGTTTAAATTTTTCAACAATTTTAAGAAGTTTTTCGTAGCGGGGGATGGATTCGCCTTGTATCCATTTACGAGCTCCTTTATCACTAACTTTAAACAGATTCTTAAGCACACCTTGACGTCCCTCGCCAATTTTAACAACGCCCGCTGCATCAAGCACCGCGTTTAATCTGTCTGAAAATTCCTGCTTGTCGTTGCTATTAGTAACCATAAGTTCCATGTTACGCGCAAATGATTGTATTATCAGTTCTTGACAATAAGGACTTTCGGTTCTATAGTTTTGAATCATGAATATATACTCTGAAAAATTATTAGAAGCTAAGGACATCTTGGGCAGTCATGCCAAGATCGGAAAACTGTGCGGCGTTTCAGGTAAGGCTGTTATGAAGTGGGCCATTGCCGGCAGACCACCACGCACCGAATACAGCGGCGAAACCAATTATGCCGAATTAATTTCTGCTGCGGTTGGCGGGAAAGTTACTAAAGACGATCTGCTTCCGGTGCTCAAACCTGCTGAAGTAATACCAAAGCCTTATGCAAGGCGATCAACCGACCGGCATGCTCAAAATGAATAATCACACCACCACCCAACTGTCAGTGTCTCCTACTAAGATATTTATGGCGGGTGATGGTATGGCACTTTTAATCGCGGAGTAGAGCAGTTGGCAGCTCGTCGGTCTCATAAGCCGAAGGTCACAGGTTCAAGTCCTGCCTCCGCCACCAAACACCTCATACCTCTCCTGGTGTCAACTCTGTCCCGCTCCGGCGGGTCTTTTTTGCCGGGGTTAATGATGGGTGATTTCGTCAGTGTCAACAATCGGGATAATTCCCAGGGTCATGTGTAATGAATATTTATGCCAAAGTGATTGATAAGCGGGATTTGACCGACCGGGAAAGCGAGATTCTGGCGCTGATCTGTGAAGCGGCCCCGGACAAGGTCATCGCTCGGAAACTGGCGATTAGCATTAAAACGGTTTCTGCTCACTGCGAGCATATCTATTTAAAATTGCAGGTGCGCCAGGCTTCCATTAATGTGCGCTGCGCTACGATTGGCAATGCTGTAGCGCGGGGCATGGTGCAGTTGTCAACGACTGCGCTATGTTTGTGGTTGATGCTGTCTACAGCGGGGCTTGATGATCAGGCTATTCGTGTCGGACGGCCGAAGTCGGCAGGACATATGTCTGTCAGGTCTAGAATCAGGGGGATCGATGGTTAATATTTTGCGCGGTGTTTTTTGGCTGACTGTGGCTGTATTGCGTTGGCTTTCTATGTGGCTCTGGCACTTCCTGGTGTCATGTTTTGATGTTGGACTGGGCTATCTCCAGCGCCTGGTTAATTGGCTGTTTGAAGGTTTATTGAAGGGATGGTGATGACTAAACCTATTATTGGCCTGGCCGGACGTAAACAGTCCGGCAAAACATCGGCAGCTATCAAACTGGAAAAATCCGGGTTTGTGCGCCTGTCGTTTGCCGATCCCATTCGCGAGATGTTGTCGGCATTGCTGATCGATTGCGGCTATCTGCACACGGATATCCAAACGATGCTATCGGCAGATAAGGAAAAGATTATTGATCCTATTGGCAAATCAGCCCGGCATTTGCTGCAAACGTTAGGGACGGAATGGGGGCGTGTTTGTATTAATTCCGAATTGTGGGTGTTGGCTGCACGACTGAAAATTGAAGCCTCGGAAGCCGATTATATTGTTTTCGATGATGTCAGGTTTGAAAATGAAGCCGCTATGATTCGTGATCTTGGCGGATTGATTATTCATATCGACCGGGGCGACTTGGTGAGCGATTTACATGCCAGCGAGGCGGGTATATCAGACCACCCCGATGATGCATTTGTTGACAATGATCATTCGCTTGCTGATTTTCTACTGGACGTTTCGATAGTAGTAGCCGGACATATCCACACATGAGAACGCCAACAGGACAATACCGTATTGATTATTTCAATACATACGGCGAGCGTATATCAGGCACAGCCGAGCAAGCATTCTCGTTGATGCAGTCTCATGAAAAAGCAGCCGATACATTGCAATTGCCAGGCATGAAAGGCGCAAGTTATACCGTCATGCGCTGTCTATTTAATTCACTGGATAAGGGCGCAAACCTATGATTATTCCCCGCCTCCCCTTATTATTTAAATCAATTTTTGATTTAGTAAAATCATCTTTTTTATCAGCAAATAACAACCCCTTGCCAGCTTATGGGTCCCTCTGGACATCACCACATGCGGATACAAATGCTCTCGATATTTATGTAGTTAGTGCAGGCGTAAGTTACTAAACATGGCTGCTAATTATGAGGATGTACTGGCGCAACTGACAGGATTCGGTCTCCAGGTCGGGCGTCTGGATGTTGGTCGGATGGTTCGCTGCCGGATTGAATCAGATCGAGAAAAACGCGGCTGGTATATTATTCATGAGATCACGCTATCAGGTGGCGATACCGTTCTGGTTGGCTCTTATGGAATATGGCAGGGAGCCGAAGCCAATGCTCAAAAGATCGAGCTTACCAAGATCGAACTCAGTAATGAGCAGAAAGCCGCCATCAAGCAGCGCATAGCCGATGATAAAAAACGCGCGGATTGGGAGCAAAAAAAACGCGCTGAACAATCTGCGTTACGGGCCGACAAAGCCTGGCGCAATCTGCAAACAGATGGCGATTGTGATTATCTGCACCGCAAAGGCATCGCCGCCCATGGCGTAAGATTCACATCAAAAGGCGCATTGGCAGTGCCGATGCTGGATATCTCCGGACGAATTCACGGACTACAATTCATTCTCGATAAGACCAGGCAAAAAGAGCTGATCGAAAAACACAACGGCCGCGACAAACAATTCTGGCCTGCAGGTGTTGTCAAAAAAGGCCATTTTCATTTAATCGGAAGCCCGACTAATTTAATACTTCTCTCTGAAGGATATGCCACATTCTCAAGCTTGCATGAAGCCACTGGCTATCCGTCTGCGATGGCGTTCGATGCCGGCAACTTAGCAGAGGTAGCCAAGAATCTAAAAAAGCGCTATCCGCACGCGAACATTCTAATCTGTGCCGATGATGATGCCTTAAGCCACTGCAAGCATTGTCAACAACCAGTAAACATTAACCTATCGGCAACCTGTCCGGCCTGCAATGAACCCCACGGCAAACGCAATGCCGGAGCTGAGTTCGCAGAACTGGCCGCGCTCGCCGTCAACGGCCGCGTCATTTCCCCGCGATTTGCAGATCCCGAAGCGCGTTTCGATCATTATTGCCGCAATCAAGGCAAGCTCACCGATTTTAACGACCTGCATTTGACCGATAGCCTGCACACGGTAAGGACTCAAATTGAATCTGCTTTGCTCCAGTTTGGCTGGCTTGCTACCGCAAAGGCGCGGGACGAAATACAGCAGGGGGGCGGGGAAACAAAGAAGCTAAAACCCATCGACACCACCGACGAATTGCTCGAACGCTTCAGCCTGATTTACGGCAAGGGTGGTACTGTATTCGACCACAGCGAACACCAGCTGCTGGCGTTGTCCGATATGCGCGATGCCTGCATGTCGCGGGAAACGCACAGGCGCTGGCAGGAATCACCGCAACGCAGCATCGTTCGCGCCGAGAATGTCGGTTTCGATCCGGCCGGCGACGATAAAAACATCACCTGCAATCTGTGGTCAGGCTGGCCGACCACGCCCAAGGCCGGCAATTGCGACGCCCTGATCGGTCTGCTCTATCACATGTGCAGCGGCGAAAACAATTCGATGGACGCGGCGAAATGGGTCATCAAATGGCTGGCCTATCCGCTCCAGCATCCCGGCGCCAAAATGCGCACCACCATTGTCGTGCACGGTCCGCAGGGCACCGGCAAAAATCTGTTTTTTGAATGCATCATGATCATATACGGCCGTTATGGCCGCATCATCGATCAGTCGGCCATCGAAGATAAATTCAATGACTGGGCAAGCTCCAAACTATTCATGATCGCCGACGAGGTGGTAGCCAGGTCAGACCTCTACCACGTCAAAAACAAGCTGAAATGCTTTATTACCGGCGAATGGATCCGGATCAACCCGAAAAATATCGCCGCTTATGAGGAAAAAAACCACGTCAACATCGTGTTTTTATCCAACGAACGCATGCCGGTGGTCATTGAAGAAGATGACCGCCGCCATTATGTAATCTGGACACCGCCTAAAAAAGACGGCGATTATTACAAAATTGTTTCCAATGAAATAAAAAACGGCGGCATCGAGGCGCTGCATGACTGGCTGCTTAATATCGATCTCGGCGATTTTAACGAACACTCACAGCCGCCGATGACTACCGCCAAGGAAGAACTGCTCAATCTCAGCAAGGACAGCATTCTCAGATTTTACGATGACTGGCTGGCCGGTGAAATGGATGGCGTGCCCAACATCCCGGTATTGACGGAAGATATTTACGATCTCTATAAGCACTGGTGCGGACGGCAGGGCGTAAAACCCTCGCCGCTGAACCGTACCATCGACCATCTGGCCAAACGTCCCGGCGTCAGCAAGGAACGCAAGCGCTACCTGAACGGCGCCAAACACAGCAACCCGAAAACGTTTCTATATCCGCCGCAATGTCTGGAAATGAACCCGGGTAATAGCGAAACCGGCTGGCTCGGGCAATGCGTCGAGGATTTCCGCAACGCCGTCCATTATTACAAGGGCGGTGCTTATGATTGATTGTTGCCTGATAGCAAATAATCCTGTGCAGGGTGTGCAGGGTGTGTGCAGGGTCAAAAAAACCCACCCTGCACAGCCACAGGCCGCGTGTGTCAAGGCTTGCGAACTTTTGTGCAGGGTGTGCAGGCGCTACATACACGGGTGCGCGCGTAGGCTATTTTCTATTTCCCTTATTTTTACAAAACTTCCTCGCACGATACCCCCACTGCACACCCTGCACACCCTGCACAGCCAGCGTCATTCGTACTCTACAACTGTGCAGGGTCATTTCGCACACTCTGCACACCCTGCACTATTACACTTTTTATTAAAAAATATGAAGAAGATTGTTTGTGGGAAAGACAATGCAGAAACGTTCCGGGGCGAATTAAAGGCCGCTACGCCTGATTTTTACACCCTGGCAAGGCAACTCTATACCTCCGGCATGATTTCAGGCCTACGCGGCGCTACACTGGAAACAGGACTGATTGAAGAGCAAGAGATCATCGAACCATCAACAACCCGGGAAGTAGAAAAAACCTGTGAAGACTGCGGCCAATGGCAACGCGATACCCTGGGCGATGGCACTGGCATCGGGCAATGCCTGCTGAACATCAAGCCAACACAGGTCAAATGGCCGGGTATTCCAGCTTGCAATAAGTTTGAGGAATCAGTATGGCTCTAATGAACCAGGCCGATTTCGCCAGGCACATCGGCGCCACACCCGGCTACATAACACAGCTTAAAACAGCAGGCCGCCTGGTGATGCAAGGGCGCATGGTTGATGCTGAAGCTTCGGTTAAATTAATAGCCGATACTCATGATCCCGGAAAGGCCGGTGTAGCTGAACGCCATGAAAAAGAGCGCGAACAAAAACAGACTGGACAAGCATTGGATATCACCATGGAAGGCAGCATTTATCAGCATTACAGGGCGATGAATGAAAAATCCAAAAACCAGTTACTGGATATGGAAGTAAAACAAAAGCAGGGCATATTGCTGGTGGCCGATGAAGTCAGGATGGCCGTGGCCGACGGCGATGCCATTATCCGTAACCGCCTGGAATCCCTGCCCGATATGCTGGCCCCGCAGCTGGCCGAGATCAGCGACGAGCAGAAGATCAGGGCGCTGCTGATGGATCAGATTGAATACCTGCTCGGTGAATTGTCGCGGAGCTTTCACACAATGACAAAATCATGAAGTCATTGACCCAACCCGTCATCAACGAAGTGGCACATCTAAACGCCGCCCACCTCATCAACGCCACCCGCGCGAAAGCCTTCGCCCCGCGCAAGACGCTAACCGTGAGTGAATGGGCCGACAACGAGCGGCGCTTGTCGAAAAAAGGCAGCGCCGAGCCGGGGCCGTGGCGCACCGATCGCAACCCGCCGCTGCGTGAGCCGATGGATTGCCTGTCCGCACGTTCGACCGTGCATGATGTCGTCTTGATGTTCCCGATCCAGTTCGGCAAGACTGAAGTAGCTGTCAATGCCCTCGGCTACATCATGGATCACAGTCAAGGCCCGGTGATGGTCTGCCTACCCGGCGAAGTCTCACAAAGCAAATGGATCAACCAGAAATTAAACCCGATGATCGAGGAAACGCCTGCCGTACAAAAAACCTTGATCACCAGCAATAGTCGCAACAGCTCGAACACCAAAGATTTCAAGGACTTCATCGGCGGCCAGCTCTATATCGAACACGCCGGGAGCCCTGCCAGGCTCAAGTCCACCACGGTTAAATACCTGATCGTTGACGAGTTGACCGAGTTCGCCGGCAACCTGAACTCCGGCGACGATCCATTGATGATGCTGGAAGACCGCACCTCGGCATTCCCGGCAACCTACAAGCGTCTATACATATCCAGTCCCGGCATTATAGGCGTTTGCCGGACGCACGAGCTTTACCTGAAATCGGACCAGCGCAAATACCACATGCCTTGCCCGCACTGCGATGAACTGATCATATTTGAATGGGCCGGCCTGCATTGGAGCCCAGGCGGACAGGATGTGCGTTATGTCTGCCCGGAATGCGCCTGTGAGATTGAAGAGCACTACAAAACCGACATGATCAAAAACGGCCGCTGGATTGCCCTTAATCCCGGCCCGGTATTAAGGGGCTACCAGATCAACGCCCTGTATTATCAAATCGGACTAGGCCCGCGCTGGGCGACGCTGGTTGATATGTGGCTGCAAGCCTATAACGACCCGGCCCGGTTGAAAACCTTTTTGAACAGCCGCCTGGCGGAAGCATGGGAAGATCCGACCATGCGCGCGGTCAAATTCAATGTCATTGCCGACCGCGCCGAAGCCTACCGGCTGCGCGTGGCTCCGTTAGGCGTGGCCGCGATAACAGCAGGCGTCGATACCCAGGATAATCGTCTGGCTGTGCATATAACCGGCTGGGGTAAAGGCATGGCCTCCTGGACGCTGGATTATGTCGAATTGATGGGCGATCCTGCCGATGAAGCGGTCTGGGTGGCGCTGACAGAATTGCTTAACACGCCGATCCAGCATATCAACGGCCAGCTAATACCGGTCATGGCGACCGCCATCGATGCCGGCGGACACAGAACTGAAGCCGTCAAAGACTATGTGCGCCGCCGCTTAATCCGCCGCCCGATGGTGATATTCGGCGCTGTGCCAAACAATGCGCCGGTATTGTCGAAAGCCAAAGCGCAGGACGTCAACTGGCGAGGCAACTACAACAAGTGCGGCGTGCATATCCAGCACGTCGGCACCGTGGCGGTTAAAAACGTACTGTTCGGACGCCTGGCCACCGACGGCGACAAAGACATGACAAACCGCCTCGTGCATTTCAGCGAAGACTTGCCCAGCGAATACTTCACCGGCATAACCTCCGAAACCTACGACCCGCGCAGCAACCGCTTCGTAAAAAAACGCGGCGCAAGAAACGAGCCGCTGGATACATGGGTTTATTCCTACGCCGCCGCGCACCATCAGGAGCTTAGATTGCACCTGCACACCCAGGCGAAATGGAATGATCTGCTTGCACAATACGGCGAAATAACGGCCGATCAATTCAGCCGGTTAAAAGCGCCGGAAGCCATCATTATCGACACACCCGCGCAGCAGTTCGCACCGCAACCACCCAAACCAAAACCTGCCACCCCGCTGGCCTCAGACACATGGAGTTCAAGATTATGAGCATTACCGATAAAATCGCCGAACTGTTACAAGGCGACATTCAAACCGCGATTGAAGAATCATTATGTACGGAAGCGGGATCTGCAAAAGTGATTGCAGGCGATGTATTCAGACGTCTGCAATCCAACTGGGGCGGCAAGGATATTTATATCCCTGCCCGCGATACCGCCATACGCAATCAGGCTATCCGATCAACATTCAACGGCCGCAACCACGCTGAAGTGTGCCAGCAGTACGATATTAGCCTCAGCCATTTGTACCGGATCATAAAATAATTATTTAACGGTTATATTGTCCCTGGCTGCTTTTAATTCGTCGCAGCCATCGTGCATAAACCCAATAAATATTTCCTCCCGATCAACATTGATATGGATACCATCATCATTGATCGTGTAGAAAAATTCTGCTTGATATACTTCACATAGATCGGCCAGCTTTTTTATAAATTCTTTTTGTCTGTTTGTCATGTTAATCATCGGATTTCTGTTTATTCTTCTCACGCCATTTAGCAGCAATTCTCATTATGGAACTTACTATAAATCAATAGCTTGAGAATTTGACTTATTAGTGCCACTGTGCATCTTGTGCATTTTTTAGTCAAATCGGAAATGCCTGCGGCAAAAAATAACAAAATGAAAAATATTT